CCGCGGTACGCTTGCAAGCCTTATAGGTCTTTAAGCCTTTGCGAACCTGATCCGCTCCGCCGTCAATATATCCAAACTCTGTTAAAAAGTCCGCCTCATCTGTGCAGCTATCAGCACAAGAAGCATCAGACAAGAGACAATATAAACAATCTTCTTTTGTTGGCTCATGCGTTGCGCTTGGGTTGCATTGATAATCAAAAGTGTAGCGGCGATTATTTGCCGGGTTGATAATGCGGCATTTATAGAGAACGTGGGACGGTGTAAAAAGGTCCTTTTGTTCGTCTGCCTCTGTTGCTGTGAATCTCAAAGAATCAATAATTTTTTCTGCTGTCATGGTCTTTCCCTCTCTTTTCCGTTGTTCCATCCGGGAAAGCCTGTTATAATAGGAGACAAGCCCCGGAGGGGTGGCGGCGGTCCGTGTCGCTTGGTAGGTGTAGCGGATCGCCCTTTTTATTTTGTTTCAAAGTCGTTTACGTCAGACTTGCAGACGGCGGCTTGCAGGGGTTCGCCTGTCCTATTCCCTTTTATGCTGCGTGTATATAGGTAACTCGTTCCAGCCATCGCCCCGGCTCAATAGTTCCGGAGCGGTTCCCGCTTTCCCCTGGGAGCGTCGGGGGCGTTAATCATTGTTAGAGTGCTAACTGCTTTCACTCGATGCCGGGCCGGTTTTATACCGCTTTCCCGATCTCGTGCGGTTCTGAAAGTTTCAAAGTGCTTTCATACTTCCAATAACTTAATTATCTTTTTTATATGTGCGGTGTGAATTGGTACACCCTAGCACAGGTTTACAATTTTCCTTTTGCCTGATATATGCACTCATTACCACAGGGGCAGCCCTCACAGGAGAGACAAGCCGGAGGCGGTGGGGCGTGTGTTTCGGTCTCGTCTTAATAAGTGCCGCGCCGCCGTTCCCTTGGTCCGGTCTGCGGTGCGTTGTTCTTTTGGGGTACACCGTGCGCCCTTGCCTGCGCTTGTTTGTTTTGTTGAACGTCCGGCGGTTCGTTGTTGTCCGTTGCGGTTCGTTCTTTATGCTTGTATTGTAAAGCGTATTCTTTACAAAGTCAAGCGAAAAATTTACAAATTATTACGGTTTGTGAAATATGTATAGCCGACTGAACAAAATAAGGGCGGTTTGTTGTGTAAATTGTACACTTTACAAAGTGCAAGAAAAACCCGGCGCAGTGTTTACCATGTAAACGGCAGACTTGACAGGCGGCGCAGATTCCTATATATTATAGTGGTATAGAATAGAAAGGAGGGCGGAGCCGGTGCGGTTGAGTTTTGGCGAAAAAATGCGCGTTATGATGAAACGGCGCGGGGTATCGGTGCAAGAGGTGGCGGATCGTCTGGGCGTGTCCCGGCAGAACGTAAACCAGAGACTAAACGCCGATAAATTCACGCTTGACGATATGGAGAAATACGCCGCCGCCATTGGTTGCGGTATAGAGATAGAAATAACAGAGCCGCCGGAGGGCGGAGCAGATCCACATATAAAATAAATAAGGATAGCCGAAAAAGTAGAACGTAGGGCACAGAGAGAAGCAGAAAGCAGCTTTTCCCGGTGTCCTTTTTATTTTGCCCGTGTGACAGTGCAGGACCGCCGCAGAGGGTACGGAGGAAAGGAGGGCGCAGAGATGGCAACAGAGAAGAAAGAAACGGCACAGAGAGACGTAAACGGAGTAAGGAAACAGAGCTATAAACGTTTTAAGGAGGGGCGCGACTATGAACCAACGGACGCAGAAACAACGGCGGCTTTATGTGATGCCTTTTTAACTGGATTCTTACAGACAGAGGAAACGCCGGAGGGCGGAGAGGTACAGAACAAAGGGGGACGGCCTAGGAAGTTAGAAACTGTAGAAGAATTTACAGAGGTAGCGGAAAAGTACATTTTATATATTAAGGATAGAGCGGCGGAGGGTGTGCGCTTGGTGCCTGATGTAGAGGGCTTTTGTAGCTTTGCCGGGATTTCTAGGGAAACCCTTAATAATTGGGAAACTGCCCGCCCGGGTGCGTATTCTGACACAATAAAAAGACTGAAAACAAGTATAGCAGCATTTAAGAAACAACTTGCTTTTGCTGGCAAGATCCCGCCGATCGTATTCGCTACGGATATGAACAACAACCACGGATATACGCAGGCGGCGCAAAAGATAGATCTAAACGTTGGAAAACAGGCGGCAGAACTACCAACAGCGGCAGAGATTGCGCAGCGTTTACCGGTGGAAATGAGCGGAAAAGATCCGGCAGACACGGACGGAGATATAAATATATAGCATTTATGCGGTTTTGCGGTTCGTTTTCTTTTACTTTTACGAACTCCGGCACGTTTCCGGCGGTTCTAGTGTGGCAATCCGTGGACAGGTCCGGCAGCTTATACCCTGGGGGCGGGGTGTAGAGCGGAGCGGATCAGGGGCAACTCACCCCTCTGAGTTCCCGAAAAATTAAAAAGCCCAAAACCACCCCAATCGTAAAATGGCAAAGAACCCTATTACTGTAAACCACCCAATTTACAATGTAAGTATAAACACGGCATCCGAATAACAAAAGGAAAGTGAGGACTTTACAAAACCACAAAATCCAAAATCGGCGGATGCCTACCGGCATAGAAAGAGAGAAATATGGAACAGAACAAAGAAACAGCAACACAGAATAAGCAGAGAGAGGCGGAAGTATGCAGAGAGAAGAAACAGACCGCATGGGACAAATGGAAAGAGGACACACTGCGGAAGTTCAACCGGACTGCATGACAGAGGCATACACCGTAGGAATCTCTGAAACGCATATCAGAAACAATGCAACGGTATTCCGAGTATGGCAGATGATAGAGAGCGGAGAACTTACCAGAGAAGAGGGATTGTACCTCATGGTAAATACGCTTGCGGATGAAAACCATCGTCTGAATCAAATGTGTAATGACCTCATAATGAGGATGCCGTCACGTCTGCACGTAGAAACGATAACAGGCGAAAAATAAAAATCGGCGGAGGCTTACGCCTCATAGGAGGTAAAACCGGATGAGCAATGAAAACAGCAATTCCAAAAATTCCCCGGAAAATAAAAAGAGGTCTTGGCACAAAGAACCGTGGTATAAAAGGCTATTCGACAAGATTTTAGTATCGTGTTTTCTTCCGTGCAAGCATGAGTGGGAAGTGTTGGAAGTCCTCTGGACGGCACATGATTACAGCGGTTTTAAGTACGATGTATGCAGATGTGGGTGTAAGAAATGCGGAGAGATAAGAATTGAGAAATTTTTAGTGTAAAAGACGGAGGTAGAGAGATGGTAAAGACGGTTGTTGCGGTTATCGTAGGGTTAGTTTTGCTCAATACAGCGTGGTTTGTATTGAAAATTGTGATTCTGATAGTGGCAGAGAGAAGAGAATACGAAAAATACAGATACAAAAGCCCTTATCAGTCTCCACACAGAGAGGCTTTTATCATGGAGTGCTCAGACCCGAATAGCAGTCCATACGCAAGGCAGTTGGATAAGTGCATCAAAAAGATGGATAGGGAACAGAAACGCATAGCGAAAATCAAATTGAAATCAGACAAGAAACTGTCGAATATGAGCATTTAGAGAATTTTGACGTATCGGAGGATGTGCAAAATGGACAGACCGGTAGAAATCACAAGAAGCTATGCAGAGTGCAAATTCTGTAACGATATTGCTGATATGTGCAATGAGATACCAGATTGTACTCACTGTGAGAATAGAAAAGGAACATGGATAGATACAATCACGAGCCTGCTTGGCACAAAAGCGGTTGTCGTTCTGGAAGATGGCAAAGTGGAGACATATCCACTGGATAGACTTAAAGTTATCACAAAGAGGGAGAGATAATGAAGATCATTGAAGAAATTGGCGAAGCTGCAATGTTGGAGCAGCTTGCTGAGGAATGTACTGAGTTGGCAAAGGCAGCTCTCAAAATGGCAAGGATCATCCGAAAAGAGAATCCGACACCGGTTACTGAGAAAGAAGCCATTGCCAATATCCGGGAGGAATACACGGATGTTGTGCAGTGTGCCGGAGAACTTTCACTTACGGTTGATGAGGAACAAATGGCACGAAAACACGAGAGATGGGAGAAGAGAGTGAGGGATAGAACATGATACCATTCAGGCATTGCATAAGGGAACCGCACGGATCTGCAGTGAAATTTGAGATACTGGCAGCAGCACCGAATGAGTTTCAGGTACGTTACCCAGATTATGATTACATTAAAATGGGAGTCGGACCGTCAGTGATGTATAACAGAGAACAATTACTGTGTTTCCTACTGACATATGACAAGGCAGAGTGCCTTGAATTTATGGAAAAACTGTATCATCACATGGGATGGCCTACTGAAAAGCTGCATGAGAATCCGGCGTTTGCCGAAGTGATAAAGGAGAAAGAGGCATGATAGCACGTTTCTTACAGGATATTGTCGTAAAAGACATTGAGAAGAATATGGAAATGTATATCGACAAAGGAGAAGAACTCTTTGCCATAGACAGAGGGAATTTCTACGAATTGCGTAAGCCGAATGGGTGGGGAACAATGGCACCCAAGGAGTGCGAGGGCAAGTATTATGAAATCGTGAGGGATTGAGTATGATGTACGGAACCAAAAGCGGAACTTTATACATTGACGATATTCCACTGGGAGATATGAAACAGTTGGAAGAGATTTCTGCCCCGGACATAGATGCCGAATATGACGGATTATCTCTGGAAAAGAGCTACGAGATTGATTTCAAGGTAACTATGAAGCAGTCTGCCATAAATAAGATATTCAGACCGTGTTTCGGCATAGAGCCGTACAGAAATCTTGATAAGTGTGGTAAGTGCAATCTGAAAAATGACTGCGTGAAAGCCAAGATAGAGAACAATTTCAACATGAAAACAAGGAGGATAACCACAAGTGGGAGAAATTAGTTTCAAAGAGAACGAACTGTATCAGGAAATTGAGCTGTTCGTGGACGGAGAGAAAATCGGAGAGGCAGAGGTTGAGATTAAAGGAAAAATGTTGTCGAGACTGAGCATCTTTCCGCCATATCAGGATAAGGGATATGGAACCCAGATTGTATCAATGCTCAATGAGAAGTACGGATGCAATGTACTGTGGGTCAATGCGGACAATGCAAGAGCGATACACACCTATGAGAAGAACGGCTATGCAATATCTAAGCCAACAATGTATCTGATGGAGCGGAATTAGAGGGAAAACCTTTAATCATAAAAGAAAATAGGAGGATAAACACATGGGCGAGAAAGAAAAACATCCTTGGAAACCACCGGAATTAGCACCACCGATGCCGGATTTTGACGATTTTCCAATCAGTGCGTGGCTGAAAACACCACCGATACTGCCGAAAGGATTATACCCGGACGAGAAAAACTATACGGCTGTTGCAGCACATGAGCAGGAACACAGAACACGAATAATCGGTGTGAAGCCACCGCTGTTTACCACAAGATTGATGGAATACGAGCGGATGGAAGCACCGAAGTTCAGACCGGAGTATTTGGAAGTGGCAAGCATAACTGAGAAGATAGGCAAGACCATGGATAAAGTATATGATGCACAGATGGGGTTGCTCCAGGAACAGGTCTTTGCAAGCTGCGGTATTCCGGGAGAGGTAATGTTTGGAGACATTTTTAAGGATTTAGGATTAAAGGAGGACAATATGGATAGAAGTTTAGCTGATAAGAAATTTAAGAAAGTAACAATCGAGTGTGAAGATGGCAGCACTTACGCAGGAAAGGTTACTCATATTTGTGGCAGTCCTTACCGCTATAACAATCTGTGCGTTGAGGCAATGATCGAGGACAAACCTATTGCTGCATACGGAATTGAAAACGTAATATTCCAGAATCCGGCAACAATCGTGTTCTGGTCTGACGGAACAAAGACGGTTGTAAACTGCATGGATAATGTGGAAATCAAGAAAAAGGTTGTTGATGGCAAGGAAGTAACCATTCGTAAGCCTAAAAAGGCTGATACCTATTCCGAGGAAGCCGGTCTGGCTATGGCTATCGTGAAGAAATGGGCCGGCAACAACGGAAATTACAACAACATTTTCCGTGAGTTCATTCCTGAGATGGCACAGTCTGAGAAAGAGGCAAAGAAAGCTGCCAAGAAAGCTAAAAAGGCACAGAAATCGGAGGAATAACCAATGACGCTGAGGGAATTTGCCAAGGGATATGACGGCAACATTATGCTGAAAGCATTTGAGAATGAGAAATCAACAACTCCGACAGCAATTATGATGACTCAGATTACGGATTCTATCAAGGATGAGGTTCTTGACAAAGAAGTATACAGCTACACAATGGTTTGCGCTTCACTGTTTGAACGGTATCTGAGAGTGAATTTTGAAGCTGTGCCGGAGATCCCAAACGAAACGGAGGAAACCACATGAGAACCTATTTTTTTGACACAGAGTTTACTGGTCTGCGTAAGGACACAACTCTTATCAGCATAGGAATTGTCTCAGACACAGGAGATAGGTTCTATGCAGAGTTGACGGACTATGATGAGGGTATGTGTGATGAATGGATTGAGAAGAATGTTCTCGATCATTTGGTTTTGAGTGGCAATGCGGAGTTAGAAGAAAGTCTGGCAGCCGACAATAAAACAACGACTGTAATCGGCAGTAAGGCAGATGTTTGTTGCGAACTTATGGAATGGTTTGAAATGGACGCTAATTTTGACAGTGATTATGCTGCGGTATTCGTTTCAGATGTCTCGCATTACGATATGGTGTTACTGATTGACTTATTGGCAGGAAACGCTATGAAGTTGCCTGAGTTTATTACACCGGCTTGTCACGACATCAATCAGGACATTGCAACGATGCTTGATATTTCAGAAAAGGCAGCTTTTGACATTTCGAGAGAACGGCTCCTTACAGACAGAGGAATTGATTTGCCGAAAGGTCAAAAACACAATGCACTCTACGATGCGGAAGTTATCAAAGCGATATATGAGGACTTTTTCTCTGTGGGGGGGGTAAAACAGGGAGGTAAGAATGGATAAGGGACAAATCTTAATGGATTACCGCTTGGCGAAGAACCATAAGAGACAGATACCCATTCTTGCGGACTTGAATGTGTGCGACACGCAGACAATAGTAGAAATTCTGGAAGAGGGCGGCTACAAGCGTATGTTCAATACGAATGGTGTGGATATTTCCGTGAAGAAAACAGAGATTGAGCAAAAGTATTCTTCCGGGGAATCCATAGCCGCCCTTGCAATGACATATCACATTTCAAAGAAACAGATTAAGGTACTTCTCGGAGTAGAAGAGACGGAGGAAAAAGGAACCATGTCTGAGCAGGAAATGATAAAGAAACTCGGAGAACTTACGAGCGAGGTTGAAAAACTGAAAGCAAACAAGAAATCTCTGGAAGAAAGAAATGCGCAAGTAGAAAAAGAGAATGATGATCTGAGGAAACAGATTGAACAGCTTGAAAGTTTCAATGCAGAGCTGGATGCCACAGTCAAGGAACAGACTGAAATGCTGAACGGTGGAAAGTTATATGAGAACTATCAGGAAGTTTGCATTAAGAACAGCAAGCTCAACGCAACGGTTGATGTCCTGGTAGAGAAAATCAGTATGCTAAAGGCGGTGGGCTGTCATGGATAATGGAATGGAACTCAGAGTGAAAGATTATTGCGCTTTCTGCCCTGATTTTGATGCTGATGTTGATAAGGTTGATATTACTGTATTGGCGGATCGTACACAAAGGGCATTAACGACTATCAGATGCAGACACGCCGAAAAGTGCGAAAGAATATACGGGAGAATACAGGAGGGCAGAACCAATGAAACAACGGTGGTACAAAGTAGTGTTTGAAACCATTGAGAGAAAACCAATCCGCAGAACTGTTACCGTATGCAGCACGGACAGTGTTCATGCGTCTGCTCTGGTATATCAGCAGTTCGGTAGAAAGAAAATCAAGGTAAAATCTGCCAAGAAAGTAAAGGAGAGCGAATGATGGATAATTTGAACTTGAAACCGCAGTCCCCGGATGAAGTAAAAACCATGATGTGGACTGGGGAAAATCAGCGTGAAATGTTCGATCTGCTTACTTGCGGCAAGAAAATTGATGATTATATGACTGCCAGTGGAGAGAACTTTTTCATAGACCATAGCACCGTAAAAGGTGGGTTGGTACTCATTACCAACGTAGGAAATCAGTGCGGATGCGAAATACCGGTAAAGATAGGGGATTATGTGTGCGGCCGCAGATATGGAGATAAATGGTGCTTTTCCGTTGCGGACGGTGCGGCTTTTGAGAACAATACTTGTGGAACTCTCAAAAAGAGAGATGGGAAACGAAAACCGATAGACATATTCAAAGACCAGGAGCAGTTAGAAGAGTGCCTGAGAGAGTGGCAGCACAGGTTATTCCTTGATGGGTGGCTGATATTGGCACACGTTGAGGATAAAATTATGAATCCTAATGGAGAAGAGGTAATTGACGCTGCCGGGTATAACACATTCGTATTTGAATCCAGTCAGGCGAACATCCAGTTACTCAGCGATGAATCTTACAAAGAGAACAATACATTGTTCAAACACTGCATGGAAAAGGATCTTGTGCATGAACTTTTACATTGCAAGTACGATTGGATGGGATGCCAGGGTGGAACCTATGAGGGCGTGTATCTGGATGCGACCGAACACCAGAAGCTAGAGGAAATGGCAAAGAGTCTTATCATGGCAAAATATGGTGTCGGTTATGATTACTTCATGTGAGGTGCAATATGACAACGGTGGTGGTCTATAAGACCGATACAAAAGAAGTTCTGGCAGCTATTCCGATGGACGGCGGAGATGCCGTCTGCCGGAATGATGTGGAATTTCAGATTTACAACGGAACAGAACCGATCTTTACGGAAGTTCCCGGAGGGATAGTTCTGGCAGAAAACAAATTTATGCTAAAGATGGAGGACAAGAACAATGAAAAATAAAGGAACATGGATTATTGTCGGCATTGTAGTCGCATTTGTATTACTGATTGCAGGAATTTTCGTAACAACGAACAACAGAGCCATTTCGTTAGAGGAACAGGTTCTTACGGCAGACTCCGATGTGCAGACGCAGGAGAAACGTAGAGCCGATCTCATCTACAATCTGGCAGACTGCGTAAAAGAATATGATAAGCATGAGGCAGATACGCTTTTGGCAGTTGTTGACGCAAGGAACAATGGCGGTGTGGATATTGAGAATGTCACAACTTCCATTGCTGCGGTTGCGGAGCAGTACCCGGAACTGAAATCGAATGAAAATTATAAAGAGCTTATGAATGAATTGGCTACGACTGAAAATCTGATTGCACAGTACAGACAGTCCTATAACAATGAAGTCCGGGCATACAAGAAATATGTGCGTAAGTTCCCTCATAAGCAGATCTTAGGAATGATGGGATATGAGGTTATCAATTATTCATATCTGGAATACAGCACAGAGGACAGGCAGCCGGTAAGCAATCTGTTTGGAGAATAAGCCTATGAGAAAATGGAGTACGATAATCTACTCCGGCAGTGGTTGGGATTTGACGGTGCGAGAACTCATGTTTAGCATCGTCATTATCCTTGTCATGCTCACGGGTGGATTTTTCATCAGCGAAAAGACTTCTTCCTCATGCGACAACAAAAATGAGGAATATTATCAGGCAATTAAGATCGATAATGACGCAGAACAGTTCCAGTATGGAATGAGAACCAATGTAGGCAATGCGTTTGTAAAAGGAACTCTGTCGGTTGTAGATCCGGTTACTGACTCTGATATTGATGGCGAATATGCCTACATAGAAGTCAGAGAGGAACATTACAACCAACACACCAGACAGGTAGCCCATACGACAACGATAAATGGAAAATCCCACACATATTACACAACGGAAACTTACTATTCGTGGGATTATTACGACAGTTGGGAAAAACATAGCGAAAAGGTATCATTTCTTGGCGTTGAATTTCCATACGGCACAATATCCATGCCGGGAGACTATCATATAGACACACAGAAGAAATCAAGCCGTGTGCGATATAAGTATTATGTCATAGACACTGCCTACGATGGTGTCATTTATACAGAACTGAAAGATAACACGATAAGCAATGGCAGCACGTTCATTCAGACTGATACGTTAGATAGTGCTGTGGATTACATGGTAAGCAGCAGTACGGCGATGATAGTCGGATTCTGGATGCTATGGATTGTCTTTATAGGGGCGGCGGTATACGGATTCTGCTATTTGGATAACAGATGGTTGGAGGATGAGTAATGTTTATAGTAAATCAGGATAGAAATACGACAATCAACATGGGAAATGTGAAAGAAATTTCATTGCATGGGAAACAAATCTTTGCAGACGATACCGTAATTGGTAAGTACGGAACGGAAGAAAGAACAGATCAGGTCTACAATGAAATGCTGCAAACCCTATTTTCCCCATACATGATGTTGAAAGATGCAGAGTTGCCGCCGGACGCAATGAAAAACTTTGCAAACGGAAATGTGATTCTGCTGAAAAGTGCGGACAGAGAGCCTGACGTGAAGTTTTATGACAATGGATTATATTATATGCCGGAGGAATAGAGATGAAAGATTTGATTTTTGCACTTATATGGTTTGTGGTACTGGGAATTTATATCTTTGTGAGTTGGAAAGATGCAAAGTCCAACAACGATGTGAAAAAGGAAATCACACAGATGAATGAACTGCTCTTAGAACAGAACACACAGCTCAGAAAGCAGAACGATCATCTGAATATGGTTATCTTGAGTGTTTGCAGTAAGAGTGTAAGAGATAGACAACAGAAGAAAGATGGTAAAACCAATGATGAGACAGAGAAAGAGAAACAATAAGCCACATTGGCGGAAAAGACCACAGAGAAAGTTACAAGATCAATCAATGCCAATGCCGGAACCGTCCGTTGAATTTCAAAACACCTACACTTTCAGACCGATAGAGACGTACCAGGTATGCAAACACCTTGATATATTCCAAGCAGGTCGAGAGGATATAGCAGGTTTTGTCCATAGGAAAATGGCACAAGAAATGGGTATGAAACTTGCACAAGACGGAATACTCGTATTCGACACAGAACCAGATTCTAAGAACTGCGGAATCGTTGTCAGGGCAAGAGTTGATGTAATAAGACCGAAGTAAAAATACAGAGCCGTGTAGAGCCGTGAGAAAGGATGAATTTTCATGGCTCAACACGAACTATCGAATAAAGAGATTATCGTAAGGCTTCTGAAAAGCGATCTGAGTGACTATGACAATCTTCTGTCCTTACTCGGAATGGCAAATGAGGTTATCCGGGAAGATAAAGAACTTTCGCGGAAATTAGCGAATAAGGTCAGATTCCTTGCACTGAGACTGTGTGCGACAGGAGATATTAAATATTACAATTTGTACAATAAGGCTCTTTTGTTCTTGGCACAGGAACATAAGGATTTTGACTCTTATCTGCTTTATGTGGAAAAGAACAGAGATCCAGAGGACAGATACTATCAGCCACGAAGAAATAAGATTTATTGGCTTGTACAGAAGATGCAGAGGCTTATTGATGATGAGTTGGATATTCTATCAATATCAATGCCTCCTGGCACCGGCAAGACCACACTGGGAGAGTTTTTCATATCGTTTGTAATGGGGCATTACCCAAACACACCAAACCTTATGTCCTCCCATTCTGGATTCATGACGAGAATGTTCTATGATGCCGTTCTCAACATAATTACCAGTAATGAATATTGTTGGAGCGATGTGTTCCCGGATATTGTATTTGAGGGAAACAACGCAAAAGAAGAGACAATAAACCTTGGAAGATGGCAGCCGTTTAAGACACTGACCTGCAGACCAATCAGAGGTTCCCTTACCGGTGTTACCCGTTGTGAGGGATTTCTGTATGTGGATGATTTGGTTTCCGGTATCGAAGAGGCTCTGTCTATTGATCGTCTGGATAAGTTGTACGGAGAGTACACCACAGACCTTAAATCTCGTAAAAAGAAGAAAGCAAAAGAGATCCACATTGCAACCCGATGGAGTGTGCATGATGTTATTGGCCGGCTTGAAAGAATGTATGAGGGCAATCCGAGGGCAGAGTTCATTGCTGTTCCAGACATTGATCCTCAGACCGGAAAAAGCAACTTTGATTACGATTATGATGTTGGATTCGATGAGAAATACTTCCACGATATGGAAATGTCGATGGATGATGTTTCATATCGCTGCCTGTATAAGAGCGATCCGATTGAGAGAGAGGGTATTCTGTATCATCCAACAGAATTGCAGAGATATATCGGAGGACTGCCGGACAGAGAACCGGATTCTATATTGGCAATCTGCGATACCAAGGACACCGGTACAGACTACAACTTCCTCGGAGTTTTCTATCAGTACGGAGACAGATACTATCTGGAAGATCTGGTATTCAAGAACATCGACCCTGGGACCTTGGACGAACTCAACTCAGATATGCTTGTTAAGCATCATGTACAGCAGGCACAGTTCGAGAGCAACAAAGAGGGTAGCAGAACCGCAAATGAAGTTGAGAGACTTGTCAAAGCAAAAGGCGGCAGATGCCATATCACGAAGAAATACACTACTCAGAACAAAGAGACCAAGATCATCGTCAATTCTTCATGGGTTAAGGAACACGTCATATTCAAGGATATTACAGAATATGAGCCTAAGAGTGATTACGGTGTGATGATGTCATTCCTTTGCAGTTATACACAGCTCGGAAAGAATAAACATGATGATGCGCCGGACACTCTGGCAATGTTCGCCCAGTTTGTAGATGCTCTTCTTGGCGGAGAGGGACAGGTAGTAAAGAGAAGTGACTTAGGAATATAGAAAGGGATAGCATGGGACAATATAGTTTCGCCACCAACTTGAAAAAAGAAAGAACGAATAGGGGAATTACACAACACGAACTTGCAACGGGCGTTCATGTGGCACAGAATACCGTGAGCGATTGGGAACAATGCAAAAGTTATCCGTCAATCGACAAGATATACGATATAGCAAATTTTCTCAAAATCCCTGTAAGCAAGTTGATTTCTGATGTTCAGAAAAACGGTTGTAAAGCTGACTGCACACAGAAAAACAAATTTTTTTGAAATTATTGTTTATTCCACTTGACAAAGAATGTTTAGTGCGCTATACTACGACCATACCAAGTGACACGGACATAAGTTAAGCGGAGTGAACACAAGGTATTTGGCATTAAAGTTTCTCCTAACCATTACGGCACAGTAACGGTGCCGTAATATGGGAAGTAAGCTAACTCGGTAGAAGCGATGGACTGAAAAACCATAGGAGTTGGTTCGACACCAACACTTCCCACTTAGGAATTGTTGTTCCCCGACAGCAATCCCACATCGGAGGGTTCACGTTTATAATGAACCTCCGAAACCTCACATGGAATCTCCCCAAGTGTGAGGTATGGACCATTAGCTCAGTTGGTTAGAGCATCCGGCTCATAACCGGACGGTCTGGGGTTCGAGTCCCTGATGGTCCACGCATGGCAATCCGGCACGAAACTATAAATATAGCCATGGCAGTGAAGCTACGCCAAGATACACCGGAGGAAGTAAGGCGGCTGAGTGCGGCGGTGCAGTGCAGAAACGGTATGACTACCGCATGACCGTGACGGCTACCAGAGGTAGCAGACAAGAGAGGATGCAAAAAGATGTATATTCCTGAATTTTGGTGCGGTGTTGCCGCAACGATAATCACAGAAGTAATAATTGCAATCGCATATTCCATATATGCAGACCACAAGAAAGGAGGCAAGAAGTAATGAACAAAGCTGAATTAGTACAGGCAATGGCTGACGATGCCGGACTTTCCAAAAGTGATGCTGAAAAAGCACTCAACGCATTTGTTGAGATCGTAGGCGGAGAACTTGGAAAAGGTGGAAAAGTGCAGTTGGTCGGTTTTGGAACATTTGAAGTGACTGAGCGTGCTGCCAGAGTTGGTAAGAACCCTCAGAACGGAAAAGAGATTTCCATTCCGGCTTGCAAAGCACCTAAGTTCAAAGCCGGTAAAGCATTGAAAGATGAAGTAAATCGCTAAATGATCGGAGCGAACTTGGTGTAGTGTGGTGGTTCGATTCCACCTGTGGGTGTAGCTCTAGCGATTAAGATTCCCACCGCTTCTTTCCTAATGTTCTTGGCGATACAAAGAAAATTCCGGGCGAACGGCAACGATTGGTGGTGTTGCGGCGGACTGTAAATCCGTTCCCTCGTGGTAAACATTGGAGGTTCAATTCCTCTTTCACCCATTTAGGTAGATTGCAGCCTATTCACAGAGAATTTACCGGACGCGAACGGCTTCTCTGCGGAGAATTGCAAGAACCTGGTTACGATTTTTTGTGGTTAAAGGGTACCTTGCTTCCAGTCAAAAAGTAAAAACCACACCTGTTCGATTAGTCAAGCGGTCAAGATACCACCTTTTCACGGTGGGGACGGGAGTTCGATTCTCCCATCGAACATTTCAACTGAGAATAACGCTGACTGTTTATAGTTGGTTTAGTGTTCCGGCTGAAAAGTATTGGCGAAAGCCGTGGTAAGCAATCATTAAATAGGGAGATTGCAATGCTCACTGAGAGGCTTATGTGAGTAGTCAGGGAAAGCCGACAGGACTTAAACTTGGAGAGCTTGCGTAAGTCACGCTAAAGACCATTGTTGCAACGATGCCTACGATAGCATAACTGGAAATGCCACGGACACCATGCCGGGGAAAGTGGGGTTCGACTCCCCACCGTAGGACGAGCGGATTTCTTAACTGATTTTCTTAGTCCGGCTTTAACAGGAAAGAAAATTGGCGGTGGCGAGGTTCCGGTGATCACTAAGTGACTTTTGGCATGAGTATTTTCAAGAGGAAAACCATGAGTAGAAAGGCAGATAGAGCCGTAACTACACAAAAAAATCTATCAAAACGCAGAGGAATGTAGTAGAGGCGGAGAACTGCGATAACAACGTACATCCGAGGTAAGGCGATAAAGAGTTGGACTCGTCAAAGGTTCTTTGAGTATGTAGTCGGTGGATTATGAGAACCATGTGGAGGGGCGCAAGGTCCGAGAACCACATTAAAAAATAAAATACCTTTGTTGGCAACTGTCTTACATGTTGCATCGGTTCGGTAGTGGCAACCATCCAAGCTGCCACCGGACTGCATTGGAGTATAGCTCAGATGGATAGAGCACAACACTACGGATGTTGGTTAGCGCAGGTTCGAGTCCTGTTACTCCAATAATGGCTTGTAGCTCAGTGGTAGAGCGTCTGACTGTTAATCAGAATGTCGTGGGTTCGATCCCCACCTTGCCAGTTGGAGACACTTGACTTACTCTTTCAAAGCACTCCATAAAAAGGTTACGAAAGGGCGTTTACGACCGGCGGATAGAGAAGCTCCGACTTGTACGTTACCAAGGGAAAACTACTCTGCCGTGTGTCCGGTTGGTCGAGGGTGCGGTCTTGAAAACCGTCTGGATGTAAAAGTCTCTGGGGTTCAAATCCCTAACACGGCGTTTATATGGCTCTATGGTATAAAGGTTATTACGCCCGACTGTCTATCGGAAAATTTGGGTTCGATTCCCAATAGAGTCGTTATGGTGCATTGCCGTAATGGTAGCGGAGTGGCTTGCTAAGCCATCCGGCAGAAATGCCGTATAGGTTCGATTCCTATATGCACCGCTATGAGGCCGTATTCCACCGGTGGAGGAGGTCTCAGAATTTGGAGTTGCCGGAATAGGTAGACGGATAATTATAGTAAAGGAATGGGGTAGGCGAGAGGTAGGTGCGAGGACAAGCCACAGAAACAGCCGTAATCCTACCGCCCCAATAAACTACTGAAAATCATAACTATTGTACCGAGTACCAACAGCGAAAGGTGTGGCTAACAGTAGCATAGTTCCATAGTGGGTGCAAATCCCATTACTCCAAAGCCGTCCTGACTTCGGACGCTAAACCAGTTGGGGTTAGAGAGATTACCCGAAAGATAGTTCCTATTGGCATACCCGGTGGTTAGGGTGTATCACAGCAAACCATAGTGAGTGTACGGAAATATTTAATCAAGTCCACCGTTCAGGATGTCGGCTGTGTGACGGTTAAGAGTGATTATGCGAGAAATACGACATAGCAGAAAACTCGGAGGTTCTTGTGGGGCGAAGAACCATTATGGCGGAGTGGAGCAGTGGTAGCTTGCCGGGTTCATGCCCCGGAGGTCACAGGTTCAAATCCTGTCTCCGCAATCTTGCGTGGTAGTTCAACGGAGAGAACATTATGAGCGGTTGTCATGCTTCATGTGACACGGACAGCAATAATTCTTTTTTCGATGGTAACGAAGAGATGATGGTTCGATTCCATCCCACGCAACTCATACGGTGTCTCAAAGCAAAAGTAACCAGAGACTTAATGATTCGCGGCTAGGTGTGAAAGCCGAGGACACGGAATGTTAATTTGCCCTAAGCGAAGAGATTGTGAGATGAAACACACAAATAATCAGAACGCCGTATAAAACAGAATATGGAGAGGTGGCGGAACTGGTAGACGCAATTTACATTGTGAAAACGTATCATTTCTGTGATACAAACAGCAAACAACACACTAGGGAATAAATGTAGTGTAGGTTCAAATCCTACCCTCTCCAATCAAGGCGATGGCGCAAATGTCCTTATAAATCAAGAAGATGCGCCAATGACATGAGTGAGGTAGCTCAGTTGGTAGAGCACGAAAGAAAAATGGATCATGTTTGTGATCCAAACAGCAATCTTTCATTCCATGCTAAGGACGTTGTTGGCGGTTCGAGTCCGTCCCTCACTCTATATGGCGATGTGGCGCAAAGGGAGCGCAGCAGCTCTGTTAAGAAGAATGTCATGTTAGTGGCATAATCAGCAAACTCCTTTCAATAACAATCCCAAGCTGCGGATAGGGGTTCGATTCCTCTCATCGTCTCTGCCACGATTGCCGGTTATGGTAAACCGGATGGAACATGGTTGACAGGAGTGTTCCTTACAGCAATCGAGCATACGGGTTCAAGTCCTGTCGGGGCAATTAAGTGACGCTTACAGCAATCTTTCAAAACAGAAAATTCCATTGACAATATTTTCCCGTTTGAAACAGCGTCATGTAAAGAAATGAGGTTGCCTATGAACCGAAAAGAAGATTATAGGGATATGGAAAAGTATCATAAGGCGTGTCAGAGACAGCATAGGAGATATTACAGCAAAACGTCATTTCTATATCCGTCTCATCCGTGGACGGCAAAGGAAGATGCTATGGTAATTAAACATGAGATTACCGATTCTGAGCTGTCTGAAAAAATAGGTCGTTCTGTTGGTGCGATACATAACAGACGGTATGAACTTAAAAAGTTAGCCAGATAGGCATAAAACTTTATAGGGGACGCTCACAGCAAATTATTGGATATGACTGTTAATCATAAAAACCAATAGCGTCCTGAATGAACTTACAAACAATTTTATTATGGGACTCCTACAGCAATCACAATGGTTAAAACAATGTCTGCAAAACAATGTGAAGTGGTTCAATTCCACAAATGAGAGTCCTGGAAAGAGAGGAAACAATGAGCTTCGCAGATGCAATGAGAGAAGAGGGTAGATTTACCCGGACTGAAAACGGTGCAGTGGCACTGAATACTTCTGGCGATGCCAGATTGGATCTGTTTGGTACAATCGGATCGCTGAGAGAGGCTGATGAGAACAGAATTACCACCCTGTTTGCTGAGGCATACGCACAGGACAAACTCTTTGCTACAAAGATTGCGTTCTATGCAAGAGACATTCGTGGCGGTCTTGGAGAGAGAAAGACTTTCAGAACCATTATCCGTTATATGGCAGAGAAACACCCAGAAGCACTCAGACCGAACCTTGATTTGGTTGGCGTGTTCGGGAGATATGATGATCTATATGAGCTTATCGGTACTCCATTGGAGGACGATATGTGGGTGGCAATGAAGAAACAGTTTGAGGAAGATTTACAGAACCTCAATGCCGGAAATGCAATTTCTTTACTTGCAAAATGGATTAAGACCGCAGATGCAAGCAGCTCTGCCACAAGAAAACTCGGAATCCTTACGGCGCAGAAATTAGGCTATCCGGTCTACAATTTCAAGAGAATCGTCCGTAGTATGAGAAAACAGATCGGTGTCGTTGAAAGTCTTATGTCAGCCGGAAGATGGGATGAAATCAAATACCCGGAAGTTCCGAGCCGTGCAATGATGATTTACCGCAAGGCATTTATGAAACATGATGCTGAGAGATTTGGAGAGTTTATCAGCAAAGCAGAAAAGGGAGAGGTAAAGATCAATGCCTCAACACTATTCCCTTACGATATTGTTGAGAAGATCCTTTACGGCAGAGAGAGCAACAAGGTACTTGAAGCCCAGTGGAAAGCCTTGCCGGATTATGTGGAGAAAGGAACAAACGCTTTAGTTATGGCGGATGTGTCCGGCTCCATGAGAGGCAGACCTATGGCAACATCAATCGGTCTTGCAATCTATTTTGCAGAGAGAAATGTGGGTGCATACCACAATCTGTTTATGACATTCTCTGACAGACCGGAGACGGTTATTCTGAGGGGAGAAACCCTTGAACAGAAGATTTGCAACGTGAGCAGAGCAAATTGGGATGGCAACACAGACCTTAAAGCTGCTTTTGAGAGGGTTCTTGAAATTGCGAAAAAGCATAATACTCCGCAGGAGGAAATGCCGAAAGCAATCGTTGTTATCTCTGATATGGAAATTGACTATTGCGGAAACCGTGAGTGGTCTTTCTATGACAAGATGGCAAATAAGTTCCGCAAGGCCGGTTATGTAATCCCTAACATTATCTTCTGGAATGTGAACAGCAGACACGATGTATTCCATGCAGATCACAACCGTAAAGGCGTGCAGCTTGCAAGCGGACAGTCCGTGACGGTATTCAAACAGATCCTGCAGAACCTTGGCTACAATCCGGTTGAGGCTATGGAGAATACAATCAATTCTGAGAGATATGATTGTATCACAGTCGAATAGAGTAAATACTGACCGGGGCAAATAGCTCCGGTCAAATAAAATATAAAAGGAGATAACCACCAATGAAAACACCCTACAATGAAATTGTGAACATCGCAAGTATTGGCTCACAGACAAATCCGATTTCTCTAAATGAGATTTTGAGAAAGGCAAACGATGAGCAGCTTACACCGGCAGCACAAAACAAAGAGAGAGTATTGTTTCTCGGAATTGATGTGCAGCAGGACTTCATGGATAATGGAGCACTCTGAGTTCCCGGAGCACACGGCGATGTGGAGAGAATGACACAGTTTATCTATAACAACATGGATAAAATTACAAACATTGCGGTATCTATTGATACCCACACACCACATCAGATTTTCCATCCGTGCTGGTGGATTGATGAAAATGGCAACAATCCGGCTCCTTACACACCGATTACGCTGGCAGACCTTGATTCTGGAAAGTACAGAGCTGTTATCTACCCTCGCCAGAGCCGTGACTATGTAGAACATCTGGAAAAAGACGGAAAGAAAACCTTATGCGTATGGTCTTACCACTGTTTACAGGGTACATCTGGTGCGGCATTTGAAAATCAGTTTGCCAACATGATTTATTTTCACTCTGTTGCAAAGAAAGCCGTTACGCAGCGTCTTGTAAAAGGACAGGATCCACTCAGCGAAATGTACGGAATTATCAAACCTGAGTATGATACAAAGAACTACATCAATATCGACTTCCTGAACAAACTGGAAAATTACGACAAGATCATTATTGCAGGAGAGGCAAAGAGCCATTGCGTATTGGAAAGCATTAAACAGATTCTCGAACATTACGCTAATCGCCCAGAGATCACTCAGAAAATCTATATCCTGGAAGATTGTATGTCCTCCATTCCTGGGTTTGAGGATGTTACTGAACAGACCTTTGATGATTTTAAGAAAACGTACCATGTAAACATCGTGAAAAGCACAGATGATATTTTGTAGGAGGTAGCCGGTATGAATGAAACAGAACAGGTAATTGACGGATTAGATGAGGTTGAGATCGCAAATACCTCCATTGATGAAATCGACAGTGAGAACATCAATTTAATTTTTGTCGGAATCGACAAGTCTGGTTCTATGGGAATGTATGAAAGAGATATGGTAAAAGCTCTTTCGGATTTCAAAGATGCACTTATCAATTCCAAGGAATGTGATGAGATTCTGGTTGCAAGAGCAGACTTCTCCGACAGTGCAACCGTAGGAGGCTATAAGCGCATTACAGAGTTTGACACTTCGTATAGCACCGATGGATGCACAGCTATGTACGATACGATCATTGATGGAACTGAGAAGTTGAAAGAATACAGAGACTTCCTCAAAAATGAGGGAATGAGAGTAAAGGCCGTGTTTGCAATTTTCGGAGATGGGATGGATAACTCTTCTCAGCCGGGAGGGTTTGCAAAGGCAAAGAAAGCGGTAGAGTATCTGAACGTGGAAGAAATCGTTACTGCGTTTATCAGTTTCGGAGGACAGGCAACACAGGAGGCGAAAGACCTTGGATTCAAGAATATCCTCGATGTAAGCAGTTCTGCATCAGAACTCAGAAGAGCTTTCAACTGCTTATCAAAATCAGTGATTGAAAACTCCAAGAGTGCCGTATCGAAACAGGATGATTTTTTTGACGTATAAAAAATGAGAGTAGAACGGCGATCCTAAAAGGGGTTGCCGTTCTTTTTTGTGGGAGGAAATACAATGGTTATAAATAAAATCGGTCAGCAACATATCGACTACGGTACGAATTGCCAGGACTACGGAATTGAATTTGATGGGATGAAAGTTGTTTGCGATGGCTGTTCGGAGGGGAAACATTCGGAAGTTGGAGCAAAAGCGTTTTGCCATCTTTTGAAAAATGACAGCAGAATTATACATGAATGTAGTGTATATACTGCCGCAGCCGCTTTTGGAGAGATACTTGGTCTATTCGGGCAGACTTCCGGCTCAATCAGAGATTTCCTTTGTTTTACGATCCTTATGGTTACTGAAAATGAGACACATTTCATGGTAGATTACTGCGGAGATGGTTTTATCGTGAAAGAACGTCTGGACGGAACGATTGAGTTTGAAGAACTATCTGACGGAGAATACCCGAAATACTTTGCCTATAATTATGTGGATAAGGATATGCTCAAACAGTACAAAGATGGTGTCATTTTTTCCACAAAGGCTTTTCCAAAAGACGAATACAGGAATATTGGTGTAGCGTCTGACGGAATACGATTCGCCATGAAAGATGCACAATTTAAGAAAGAATTTACGGAAGCCCTGCAGAGCGGTAAGGAAGTAAGGGTAAAGAGGTTTATAAACAAACATCAGAGAGTATTCCAGGATGATACAACAATCGTATTGTAGGAGGGCATTATGAAAATGGCACTAACGAGGATAGGAAAAGAAAAGATAAGACAGCTTACCCCCATAACGGAGGGAGGCGAGGGATATATCTATGAGTTTGGCAACGATATTCTGAAAATTTACAAACCCTGTGTTGATATTGCAGCCAAGGAAAAGAAAGTTGCCATGCTCATTGACAAACCACTGCCAAAGGAGGCTATTAAACCGATTACGGCAGTGTATGACAATAACAATAAGTTTATTGGTTACATTATGCCAAAAGCCGTAGGAGAGGAAGTAAGAGTTCTCACAAGTAAAAAATATCTGAAAGCGAATGGGATAACCACGAAAGATATTTTGGAAATACTCGTAAAGATAAAGGACACCGTGAGAGATATACATTCCGCCGGAGTGTGTATTGGGGATCTGAACGATCAGAACATCCTCTTTGACAAAACTGGAAATGTGTACTTTATAGATTGCGATAGTTGGAGCGTGGAAGATGAAAAATGTGAAGTTTGCATGGACTTATTCAAAGATCCATTGATGAAAGGAAATGATTTTTCAGAGGAAACAGACACATACGCAGAGGCAATTTTGATTTGGAAAACCCTTACAAGGATTCATCCGCATGGTGGGACTATGACACCAGATATGGATATTGTAGAACGTATGAAACGAGGAATATGCGTAATAGACAATCCAAAAGTAAAAATACCAAGAACGATTAAACCGTGGAAAAACTTATCTCCTTATCTGGTTGATTCTCTGAAAAAGATTTTTGAGAATAAGAGCCGATCTATGGGGGATGAATTAAAACACATGGCAAAACACCTTAAATTCTGCGATGTACACCAGGAGTTTTATTATGGCAAATATGCTCGTTGTCCGCTATGTGATAATAATGCAAATGTTCTTACTAAGCCGGTATCACAAGGGGTAACAGGAGGGCTTACACTTATTACGATGCTCAAAGGAAACGATGTAAAAATTGTTCTAAATGAGCAGTGCTATATCAATAATGCCGGAGAAGTAGTGGAAGTTAAGAATGGGAATAAATTCACATACGAAAGCGGAATTAAATACCATTTCGCAGAGGTTGGAGCAGAGAATATTGTAATAAAAGCGGATGATAGAGCGTTCTGGTTTACCACGGATAGAGAATATGTGTTTGAGAAGAAACACAAGAGTCCGATTTATGCGGCAGGAGATTCAGTATATTTCATAAGTCCCGCCAATACATTAACCTCTATCCAGATCACAAAATCAGGCAACGGAATACGGACGATTACAAAATGTGGATATGAGAGTTACTTTGCGGTATCTGAGGGACATTCGTGCGTTGTGAGTAGATTTGCAGAAAACCTCATTGTGAATCTGGATGGAAAAAACATTGAGATACCATATACTGATACCGTGAATAATTATGGAATACACAGAGATAAAATAACCGGAGGATGGCTTATCGTGTTGGAAAACGGAGCCGGACAGTTCTTTACCTTTGTGTGCAATGAACACGGAGTAGCGTATAGCGAGGATCGCATTAAATATCAATGCGGGCTTGGCAATGTATGTTTTTATAACTCCAATATCTCAATACCGATTGATGGAAATATCAGAATATATTCGTACCAGAAACAGGCATTTAAAGATTTTGAGTGCGAAGCCGTATCGCCGGATAGCTGTTTAATCAAAGATTCCACAGCATTTACGATCGTCAATGATGAAAATATTTATAGACTTGTGAGAACTGCACGATGAAAGGAGAAAATGGTATGACAGAAGCACAGAAAAAAGCAGTTGAGGTACAGAAAGAAATCGAAGAGGCTTGCATCCGGCATGGACTTAATCTTACTATCTTTGAAAATGGAATTGGATTTGTCGATCCTAAAGAGAATAAGATTGTCATGGTATGGAGACCTCAGTATAAACCAGAAACGCCATCGTTACATCCTATGGAGGAAAACACATCAGCAGATTTCAAACCAGCCACACAGAAACCGTCCGGCGGAAATATGTCCGCTTTCATATTTGGCGGTTCAAAGGGAAGTGGCAGATTTATGGGAAACAAAAGGAAACATACAGTCAGAGGAATGAAACGGAGGTAGGTTGATATGCCAAGTTTTAAATTAAAACCGGAGCACATAAAGATTATGACAGACCTTAATTTTAGAATCTCCATTTTAATAGATTCTAAGGATAGGTATAGACCGGAAATAGATGTTAAAAGACCATTCGGGAACAGCGGCCCCACAACGAATGTGTGTGAAATCATGGGATGGCACTGCGATGAAGAAAGTGGAGAATACGCTGCTGAGGATATTGAAAAAGCCGAAATGCTCATTATCGAGCTTCCGGTTGCTTTGCAGATCGTGATGCAAAACCACACATTTGAACCCGGAGAGTATGAAGTAGGGGAATATTCCTCGGCATACTTCAATTATGTTCACATTCGCAATTATCACGCATTAAAATCTCCTATCGCAGAAATAGAGGAAAAATATAAAGACTGCGATCAAATGGAAAGGTTACATGAAGTTTGTATGAATGTATCTGGCGATAACCCGTGGAAAGTGATTGACGATCTGAAATGGTTTGCCCAGACCGACTTTCTGGCAGATGCAATAGTGGTATTTGAAAAGCATCGAGACGAACAAATCCTTGATGAATGGCTGAAAACACATGACGGAGAGGATTATTGCAAATATTGTCCTGAAAACGCTGAATGTCCTCACGGAATGGCTTGTTATGGTGGAGAACCTATCGAGCCGTCTTGCTACGGAGCAGATATGAAAGAATTTCTTTACACGGACTCTATTATTGAGGATGCACTGGAGGAAAGATATGGCGAAGAATAACAAACTGATAAATTCCCTGAATGAAATCGCCAGAAGAAACCGCTCACAGAACGTTGCTACTGCGGCAGACCAGATGGTTCCACAGATATATGCTGCGATTGCCATAGCACTTCACAGAACCTATGGATTCGGATATAAGCGTATCAATGATGTATTCGTAGAATCACAGCACATTTGGGAAAGCTATGCTGGGGACGGAGCCGGTATGGTAAAGAAGTGTGAGGAAGAAACCGGAGTGACGGTATGTAGCCCGGAAGAGGCACAGAGATAGATGGAGATGCAGAATGGAATGTAACGGAAATTGCGGATCATGTGCTTGGCATGATAATTTTAATGGGACAACGGATTGGATATGTGCCAATGAGGAAAGTGATTGCTATGGAGCGGTCACATCCTGGGACGATTACTGCATTGACTACGAACCAAAAGACATATAATAACGAACTCAATTACATCATAAAATTTTAATTTCGTCATTTAACAAGGAATGACTGCATTAAAATATCGGTTTCACCGATATTCTAATGCGTGGTTGTTCCTTTTTTGTTAAAATGATGGTGTCTTGGTATAGACGTTGGTGGATTATCCCTTTCTTGATATGGAGTAGTGAACGCTACTCCATATTGGTAAGCCCGGATAGCTCAACTGGCAGAGCATTTGATTTGTAATCAAAAGGTTGTGGGTTCGATTCCCACTCTCGGCTCTTGCCTCTTTCGAGAGGCCATGGGTTCCTCCATTATTGTAGGATAGGGCGGTGGCGAGCCGCCCAGTAATGTGTGGTGGCGCAGTTCGGTAGCGCATCTGACTTTTAATCAGACGGTCGTGGGTTCAAATCCCATCCACGCAACTATCCACATACAGAAAGGAGCAGCTATATTGGAAACGGAAAACGTATACTGCCCTGTATGTAAGGCGCGGGCAAACCGTGAAAAACTTCTTTTCAAGAAAGCACCCGGAGCATCCGGCACGATTTTTATAAACTGCCGTGGATGTAAGGAAGTAATAAAAATAGAATTAAGCAAAGAGCCTTTGAGCCGGTTAAGTCATAAGTAGACTTGATCGGTTCTTTTGTTTTATTCGGAAAGGGGAAACTTCATGTACGCAAGCAACCGTCCGACTCTCGGTAGGCGAATGTTAATGACTGATGAGAGGGAGATAACGAAAGACAATATCATACAGGTTGTGTCAAAAGCATTTATGGAACATCAGGAAAATGTTGCCGAGGAAGTATGCCTTTTTGAGTATGAGAGAGGAAATCAGCCAATTCTCAACCGTGAAAAGAAAATCAGATCGGACCTTAATGCCACAGTCGTAGAAAACAATGCTTCAAAGATTGTGGACGTGCATCTGGGATATTGTTTTTCCAACCCGATTACTTTCGTACAGAGAGCAAAGATAGAGCCTACAAAGAAACAGAAGAGAGCCTTATTCGGCTTCTTAAAGAAAAAGGACGAGGATAACGGAGAGAACATTGACGATTTGAAAATCGCCATGCTCAACAAAATGATGCAGGAGCAGAGCAAATCGGCAAAGGACATTGCCCTTGGAAGAAATCTGTTTATCTGTGGAGTCGGTTACCAGATGATGTTGCCGAACAGAAATCCAAGCCGTTATTCTCCGTTTGAGCTTTTGGTTCCGAGTCCACTGACAACATTCGTGGTGTATTCCAACGATGCGTACAGAGAACCGGTGCTTGGATGTACCTACTTCATACACGATGATGGAACCATCACTCTCACAGCATATTCAAGTAGATTCTGTTACACCATTGAGCATGAGCTTAATACAACGGATTATCATTTGAAAGAGAATATCACTCCGAACCCACTGAGAAGAATACCGGTCGTAGAATTTGCATTGAATGACCGCATGGGTATCTTTGAAAAGGTTATCCCACTCATGGATGCCATGAACCTTGTGGATTCAGACCGTATCAATGATATATTGCAGCACGTTCAGTCCTTACTTTGGATGCACAACTGCCAAGTAAATGAAGAGGGTAAGAAAAATCTCGTTGACGGCGATGGTGTCATTATGACAAAGAGTACCGGAGACGGCAAGGAAGCAAAGATTACCTACCTCAATCAGACATTGAATGAGAGTGAGGTACAGAAACTTGTGGATCATCTCAATTCCCAGTTGGAGCAGATTACTTCTACTCCGTCATGGCAGGAAGCAAGCGGCGGCTCTACCACAGGAGCAATGCAGCTATCAAATGGATGGCAGTGTTTGGAGATTTCCGCAAAGACCGTTGAACAGTTATTCACGGAACCGGAAATGCAGATTATTGATTTGGCAATAGAGATAATCAAGGCAGATCAGAGACCGTATGACGGTCTGAAAGATATAGAGACGGCAGACGTTGAAATACGTTTCTGCAGAACCAAGACATACGATCTGGTGTCAAAAACAAACTCCCTTGTGGCATTACTAAATGCCGGAGTAGACGGTCTCACTTCATTCAATACTGTTGGATTGTTTACAGACCCTCAGCAGGCATGGGTTGACAGTAAGACTATTATCGAGGGCATACAGAAGAAACTTGCATCCAAGGAAGAAAAAACGCAGCAGCCGAACCATAACGCCTATAAGGATGATGAGGGGAACGGTGGGGAGAACAACGAGGAAAAGGATAAGACAGAGGAATCAAAGCAGCCGAGCAAAACGGCAATGGTAGAAGAATAGGCGGTGTGAGATATGTATGATCCGGTACAATACTTTGATGAAATGAATATCCTCAAAGACGATAAACTCCGCCGGATAAATACTGCCAAGGAATTTATCAATGCCCTTGTTGATTTCTTCACGGCACAGTTTATGAATCTTCTCTCCGGGATATTCCTTTACGAGAAGTCGAGTTCTGATTATGAAAATGAGCTTATGGATCTTTATTTTGCCATGGCTTCTGAATATCAGTACGAGACAGAGGTAAGAGAAAAGGCATACAGATTTGCAAAGTACATCCAGGAGGCAACCGAAAGAGCGGTAGCAAACGCCAACGGAAACGATGATTATAAAATGTCTCGCATGACCGGTGGCATTATGAAAGAAGAGGATGTTCCAAAGAGTGTTAAGCGGATGTTCTCGGAAGTCAGAGCAACCGAGATTGCCTTAAATGAAACCAACTGGATATATAACTGGATCAATCATCAGAACCTTGCCGAGAGGCAGGACACCCATACTTGGGTAAGTATGAGAGATGAACGTGTCCGGGTAAGCCATTGGGAGGCTGACGGGCAGACAGTTCCGATAAATGAGCCTTTTACCATCAATGGGTACAAAATGATGTTCCCACTTGATGATAGTATGGGCGCACCGATAGATGAAATAATCAACTGCCGGTGCGTAGAATTATAAATTAGGAGGTAGAGCCAATGGCAACAGCAAGTAAAAAGACGGCAGCAGGCAAGAAGAAAATGGACGATAAGAAGAAAGTAGCAGCTTCCAAAAAGGAGACTGCGAAGAAATCTTCTGATAAGAAAGCGGCAGCTAAGAAGTCCACTGCAAAGAAAACTGCCACCAAGAAAACCACTGCCAAAAAGGCAGCAAAGAAAAACTAACTTCATACAGTTAGAGCCTATGAGCCGGATGTGATGATGAATCGTGTCCGGCTCATTTTTCGGTTATTCAGGGAGAAATCCCTATCACATAACGGGTTAGAGAAAATCCTTACAAAACGCATACAACTATTGTCTTGCAGAGACGCAAGTAAAAAAACGCGGAAATTTATACGGAGAGAACCGTTCAAACGCAGGAGGTCAATTATGGCAGATGTAAACAGTACAGCAACTCAGAACCAGACACAGCAGCAGACTCAGACAGAACCGCAGAAACAGCCTAATACTCAGGTTTCCGGTACACAGCAGCAGACTCAGACAACCAAGCCGGAGGATAACAGCAACGGCAATGAACTTACAGTTGAAAGCCTTATGGCACAGCTTGCGCAGGAAAAGGCCAATAATGCCAAGTTAAAGTCTGACAATGACAAGTTATGCACATCCGAGGGCAATCTGAGAAAACAGCTCAGAGCTAAGCAGACAGCCGAGGAACAGGAAGCGGAAGCAAAGGCAGAACAGGCGGCACAGAGAGATGCCTATGTCAAGGAACTGGAAAAGTTCAAGTCGGTAACAGAATCATCGGAGCGTTACTTAGGAATGGGTATGCCTACCGAAATGGCAAAGGCAACAGCAACGGCAGAGTATGAGGGAAATATGGATGTCGTTACTGGAAACATATCTAAGTTCATGGCAGAGAGGGATAAGCAGAAAGAGTCTGAAATCCGCGCACAGTATTTAGCTCAGATGCCTACACCGCAGTCTGGAAACGTAGGTCAGGTTGACTATTCAGCACAGATCAAGCAGGCAATGGACGCAGGCGATACACAGGCCGCCGTTCTTGCAATATTAAGTCAAAATGCCGCTAACAATCAGCAGGCATAACTTTTAAGGAGGTAATGAATTATGGCACAGGGCACAGCAACATCATTCGCTGTTCCTAATTTTAGCGGAATGTTATTCGCTAAAGGGCAGCAGGCAACACCGTTCTCTACTATGATTGGCGCAAGACCTCTCGTAACCAATCATGTAGAGTTTACTTGCGGTCAGGAGTACAACACAGAAACAGGCGAACAGCCTAAGATTTCTGAAACAGCATCCCTTACCGCTCCACAGCCGGAAATTGTAACCAGAAGTCAGCTTACCAACGTAACTCAGATCTTCCAGAAGTCCGTAGCGATTTCTTATGGAAAGCAGAGCAACATGGGTACACTGCAGGGTATCAACGTAGCCGGTCAGCAGGCAAATCCTATGGATGAACTTGCGTTCCAGGTATCTCGTAGAATGGCAAAGATCGCACAGGATATTGAGTACACTTTCATCAATGGTAAGTATGTGAAAGCTACTACTGACGCAGAGGCAAACCAGACCAGAGGACTTCTGACTGCGATTACAACCAATATACTCGATCTCGCAAAGAAACCTCTTACCTACTGGCTTGTAGCAGAGGGATTAAAGTCCATTCACGATCAGGGAGCAAAGACAGACAATATCGTTCTCGGTGTAGATGCAACCACTATGTTGCAGCTCAACCTTGACGCTCAGCAGAACAACCTGACTATCGTTCCTCTCGGAAGAGAAGTAAACGGTATCAAGTTACAGACCGTAGTTACCCCTCTTGGAGAGGTGGCAGTCGCATTGTTCGATACCATGCCTGCCGGTACTGCCGTTCTGTTCGATCCGTCCATCATGGCTCCTGTTCATCAGATGGTTCCTGGTAAGGGTAATTTCTTCTTAGAGCAGCTTGCTAAGACAGGCGCAGGAGAAACTTATCAGATCTTCGGTCAGATCGGTCTGGATCACGGTCCTGAGTGGATGAGTGCGAAGTTCACTAATATTTCCACAGATCTTCCTAGCAAGATCACGGCAGCCGGTACAACGGGGGAATAACAGGTCATACCCTTAACGGTGGTTCCGAGGTAGTTGATTCTTCTGTTTCCACATCAGCGGATGCGGTTTCAGAAGAGACGGCTACTGGCAAGAAGTACACAGAGGAAGAACTTAACGCTCTGACAGTAGCACAGATTAAGGCTATCGCAGCGGAACGTGGGTATGACATGAAAGAAACCGTAAAAGCAAAGCTGATCGCAGAGTTTTTAACTCAGCAAGGGTAAGAAAGTGAGGACGGATTATGGACGCTAAATTGTTGAAAGTCATTTTAGATGATGAAACTCTCACTGACGAACAGATTGCCGTCCTCCTTGTGAAAGCTCAGAAACAGGCTGCAAATCAACACTTTTGGGCGGATGATGATATTCCGACAGAGGCAGAGTTGGAGAGATTTTATAACCGGTATGAGTTTGAAATCTATGATTTGGCGAAAGCCATAAACTCTGACGATGCGAGGGGCGGACTTGTATCTCACACAGAACTTGGAGTTACCCGGAACTGGGGACAGACAGGTAAGAAAGATATTGAGTTGGCCTTGGCGAAGATCCCACCCAAAACCTATGTCGGTCTGTTAAGGAGGGATGGCAATGCCGAAGCTGAGACTTAAAGACCTCAGATTGAACCAAGTCCCTTTTTATTACCAGACCTATGACGGAACGGTGGATGAAGTGGACGAGGATGGCAACCTTACCGGGGAGAGCATACCGAAGTATTCAAATCCGGTTCGTGTGCTTGCGAGAGTAAGTCCGAACTCAGGAAATGCAGAGGATTCTCCGTTTGGTAAAGATATTGTCTATGACAAGACCATATCAACCGTACAGAAATTGCCGATTGATGAATACTCAAAACTCTTCATAGATGTGGTTCCTGTTCTCAATGAGGACGGGTCCACGGACACAGAACCAGATTATATATGTGTCTGCCCGAAACATGATTTGCAACAGAATCTATGGGCGATACGGAAGATTAAGGGGAATATCCATGCAGGACAAAATAACGATCAATCCCTTTGACCCGGACAGCATAGATGAGGCCATTAAGAAACTGGAAAAGCGGAAAGAGCGTATACACAAATGCGCAGAGAAACTTATACAGAGACTTACAGACCTCGGAGTTGAAAAGGCACAGGAGTTAGTTCCGGTTGATACCGGTACGGCAAGATCTTCCATTATCGGTTATCTGGATGAGGCAGAGGGAGTTGGAATCATAAGTGCCGGAGGGTATTGCAAGTACATTGAGTTTGGTACTGGTGTAAAGGGTAGGGACAACTCACACCCAAGCGAAGAGTACAAGGCAATAATGAACTGGGCGTACAATTCCGGGGCAACAATCTTTACCACGAAAGACGGCAGAGAGGGTTGGTATTATCCGGCTGATGATGGCACATGGCGATTTACAGAGGGTATGCCGTCAAGACCATTCATGTATGAGACGGCGCAATATCTGAGGAAAGAAGCACAAAAAATAGCAAGCGAGGTATTCAAGGATGGTTAAGGACAATGTGAATTTGTATTTTACGAACCTCCTGAAAGACTTGCAGAAACAATACAGCAGTTTGAAAGGAGGACAGGTGTATAAAGCTACACCACCGTCATTCCCCTATATGTATTTCAAACAGATAGGCGGAGACGGAGTGTTATCCACACTTTCAAATACAGAGGACGGTATCAATCTTGGATTGGAAGTCAAATTCTATTCAAACAAATCCGCCTCAGAAGTGCGGAAGTTAGCAAATTCCGCAAGGGAATATATGGTAGGGATTGGATTTCATTGTGACTACTTCTCCCCTGTGGAGAATGTAAGCGATACTTCCATTTCACAATTCCTTACCCGATTCTCAAAACTGGAAACATGATTAACTCCATCGGCTAGGGTCGCTCCCGAAAAGCACTCGCCTGGTGTCTGCCGGTGGTTTTAATAAATTCAAGGCTTTACCTCTTAGGCAAAGGGAAACACAAGGAGGTAGAACGAAGATGGCAAAATGTACAAATGTGACATATCTCATGCACGAGAAAGCAGATGCTCCCGGAACATTTGAGAAGTTGATCGACATTACTGAGTACCCGGATCTCGGTGGAGAAAAGGAAAAACTCGATGTTACAACACTTTCCGATACGAAGAAAAGAACCATTAACGGTATCGAGGACACAGGGGATCTTGCTTTCAAAGCATGGTATGAGAAAGCTGATTACAAGAAACTCTTGGATCTGCAGGAAGCAGGAAAAGTTGATAAATACCAGTTATGGTTTGGAGAAGAGGGTGTTGACGGCAAATGGGAGTGGGCCGGTGTTATGGCAGTATATCCGACAAGCGGATCTTCCAACAATGCGAGAGAAATGTCATTCTCCATTACTGATGAGGGCGAAGAGGCTCTTCATTATGTAGCAGCGTGAAAAAGTGAAACAGCGGCAGGGGAATAATCCTCTGCCGTACAAATAGGACAGATTAACGAAAGGACGGTTAATAAGTATGATTTTACAGACAGCGAATGGACCTAAAGAGATTAAAGTAGCAGATCTCGATTTTACAAACCTTATGTGTGATCTGGAAGATCACGATGTAGATGTAATGGGACTTCTGGATGATGATACCAGAGAGAACATGAAGATTTTTAAGACAATCAGAGCGATCATCGCAGTCCTTACCGGCACAAAGGATCTCACAAAAGCCGGAAAGATACTGAGCGAACATTTGAAGTACGGCGGTTCCATGGATGAAGTCATGGAAGCCTTTACGGAGGCAATGAAAACCGCGGGTTTTGGCGAGGAAGCCGAGGAACCTCCGAAGAGCGGAGGAAAGAAAACCAAGGCGGCAACAGAGTAGAGGAAATAGATCTCAGTAAATACAAAACATTTACAGAGATTATCAATAAAGTTTGGCTTCCCAACGCTCTCCTTTATGGAGTTTCCTATGAGACCTTTTGGACATTAAACCCTACGAAATTAGAGCCATTCCAAAAGAAGAGAGAAATGGAAGCGAAAGAACAGGCCACAGCCTTAGATACGTTGGCGTGGTCCGTTGGTTCGTATGTCGTAGATGCCATGGCAATCTTCCTTGGCAGAAATGCTCCGGCATACCCAAGCCAACCAAGAAGCATGAACAGCACAGAGAACGCACCGCCGGGAGCAAAAATGACGGATGCAGACAGATTCGCTGCCTTTGCCGCAGAACATAATAAGCGATTGAGACAGCGAAGAGAAAAGTAGCTGATTACATGGGGATAGGTTGACGAACCGAAACAGCGCAAGTCCGGCGCAGTTCCCCATGTTTTCTTATTTTACGGACAAACAATACCACCCACGGACAGGGTTTTACGAAGTGAGGTGGCAAAATTGCCTGATAACAGAGTCGATAGCATTTTATTGGAAATAGAAGCCACCACTGACAAGGCAGACGGTGGTATTGATAAAGTTACAAAAGCTCTTACCTCAATGAAGAAAATCACTGAGGGATTAGATACAGAAAAGTTAAAACAGATTCTTGATGTAATGCGTGGTTTCTCCGGCGTTGGAGATGATCTTAAAAATGCCGGAAGTGGCATGAGAAGCATTGCATCATCCATTAAGTCTCTGTCAGGAGTTGATACGGCGAAATTAAAAGAGGTTGCGGCTACTGTAAAGGAAGTCAGCACAGCACTTGGAAACCTCGGATCGAATAATCGCGTCAGCATCAGAATTGATTCTGAGGGGGCACAGAGACGTGTACAGCCTTTGGAGAACGGTCAGCAAGCAGCGGCAGCCACAGAAAGCGTTGCGACTGCATCGGAAGAGGCACAGGCAGCAATGAACGGTGCCGCATCAGCGGCAAGTCAGTTGGCACAAGAGGAAAGCAACCTCGGAACTGCCGGACAAAGTGCAGCAGCCGGACAGACAAACTTAAACGAAAGTCTCAATCAGGCAAACACAAATCCGGCTAATAGACGTATTCAGGAACTCATAGACCAGATCAATAAGTACAAAGCCACTGTCAGCGGTATGGAGAGTGGAAAGATACGGTTTGATACCGGTCAGTATGAGGAAGCTGTGAATGGTCTCAGACAGGCGCAGGAACAGTTTAAGCAGTTCAAGGAAACGGTTTCACAGTCTCCTAAGAATATGGAGGATGTGGCAAAGTCCATTAAGTCCATAGGGGATGCAGCACAGAAATGTGGACTTGGAACCTTTTCTTCTATATTAAGTGGAATTGCATCAATTCTTCCGGCCATTGAAACCGGGGGCATGGCGGCAAATGCCGGATTCCAGTCTATGGCGGTAGGTCTTGAAGCCGTTCAGGCGGCGATACCGATTATTGGTATTATCCTGACAATCCTTACTGCAATCATCAATGCGGTAAGGCAAGTGGCAAATGCTGTAAAGAACGAGACACAAAAAATCATTTCTGCCGTGAAAACGGTAGTGAACAAAATCCGTTCTGGGATTGCTGCAATTATAAATAAATTCAAGGAACTCAAAAAGAGAGTGAGAGAGAGCCTTGGATTTTCAGAAAAACAATCCGGTGCATTTGCAAAGAAACTCGGCTCAATCATCCGACTTGGAACGTTCATGTTATTACGTTCAATGTTTACACACCTATTTGAACTCGTAAAAACAGGATTCGATAATCTTGTTATTTATTCAAAAAGAGCCGGAACAGAGTTTCACAAAAACGTAAATCTGCTCTACAACGATTTGCGACAGCTTGGAGCATCACTGACAACTGCATTTGAGCCAATACTGAATGTAGTTACTCCGATTCTGGATTATCTGATTCAGAAGCTCGTTGCAGCAACAAACGCATTGGCACAGTTCTTCTCAGCACTCACAGGTAAGAAGTTCTATACCAAGGCAATAAAACAGAATAAAGATTATACAGATTCCTTAAATGGTGCTGCAAAGGCGGCAAAGAACCTTACCACCGGCATAGATGAGCTTAACATCCTAAGTGATGATAAAAGCGGCAGTGGAAGCAACAGCGGAGCCGATGGAAGCGGTTATGAAACAGACGAGATTGCGGATAAGTACAAAAATCTTGCACAGATGATTAAGGATGCTTGGGATGAAGCTGATTTCTACGATGTAGGAAGAATGTTCGGGGAGAAACTGAAAGAAGCCCTCGATAACATTCAGTGGGACGGCATCAAAGCATCTCTGAGAAAGATTGCGAAGTGCATTGCGACATTCCTGAATGGTTTCCTTGAAACTCCTGGATTGTTCACATCAATAGGTGTGACAATAGCGCAAGCTATTAACTCTGCATTTGAGTTCGTTGATTCATTTGTAGAAAACTTCCATTGGAGCAGTCTCGGAACGGCAATAGCAGATCTTATCATTGGTGCATTAGATACTCTTGACTGGACTCTGATAAATAAAACCGCAAAGGGACTTGCACAGGGTATCGTAGATGCAATCAACGCTGCCCTGCAGACAGAAGATCTCTGGAAGAAAATTGGAACAGCAATTTCCAATGCAATAAACTCAGCGATTCTATTTGCAAAGACATTCGTTACCGGATTGGATTGGGCTTCACTCGGAACCGCAATCGGCAATCTGCTTGGCAATGCAATAGCCGGAATTGATTATGTTGGCATTGGAGAAACATTCGCTGGTTTTGTAAATGGTGTATTTACTGCCGTACTGAATTTCTCAAAGACTTTCCCATGGAAAGATATTGCTACGAACTTTGCAAACGGTGTCAACACAGCACTGAAAAAACTCGATTGGAATACCATCAAAGACGGTTTCGATACTTTCTGTGAGGGACTTGGAACAAATATAAATACCGCAATTACGGAGATCGACTGGAATCTTGTAGGCACAACGCTTGGTAACAGCATCAAGACACTTTTCAGCGGTCTTGGAAAATTCCTTGCGAAGATAGATTTCAAGAAAATCGGAAGTGACTTTGCGAGTGCGATAAACAAGGCAGTTAAGACTATCGACTGGAAAGAAGCCGGTGGCACAATCAATTCCCTTATATCTGGTGTATGCACACTGATTAACACTTTGATAGATGAGGTGGATTGGTACGAACTTCTAAAGGGCGTAGGAACGGCAATGTCCGAGATTGACTGGGACACAATACTCAAAACAGTCTTTAAGGTATTTGCAGCCAAGTGGACATTCAAGAATATGTTCAAATGGGTATCATGGACCGCCATTTGGAATGAACTGAAAACAAGCGTTGTCGAGGGAATATCAAAGAAGTTCGGAATTGGATCTGATGATGGAGAAATAAATACTGTCGGAGAGAAAATAGTCAGTGGCTTGCTGGGTGGAATATCTAAATCCCTTTTGCCAGCACCATTGCAGACAGCGTTGAGTTGTTTCGGAAATGTGACAGATGTTGTCAAAGGAATATTCGGCATAGGTGGTTCATCCGATTCAACCGTATTCAGCACACTTGGAAGTAATCTTGTCACTGCTTTCAATGGAGGCATCGGAAAGAAATTCTCAGACTGCCAAGCAAAAGTTACGGAGTGGGCTGAAAAGATCAATGACTGGTTCTCAGGTACGAACTTTGGAAAGATTTGCAAAGAGACTTGGGAAACTCACGGTCAGAACATCATAACCGGCTTTAAGGACAAGATAGGCAATGCTTACACCACCACAAAAGACAACATCACGACTTGGGCTACTAAGGCCAAAGAGTGGTTCAGCAATTCATCATTTGGTGGAGTCAACATGGAAACATGGACCACCTACGCAAATGATATTATCACTGGTTTCAAAACAAAGGTGGGTAACACATACACCACCACAAAAGATAACATCACAACCTGGGCGAGCAAAGTTAAGGAATGGTATACGAGCAGCGGCTTTGGAAACATCAATAGCAATACTTGGCAGACCTACGCAAACAATATCATTTCCGGCTTCCGGGAAAAGGTTGGAAACACCTATACCACCACAAAGAACAACATTACTACTTGGGCGAGTAGCCTGAAAGATTGGTTTTCTGGATCTTCATTCGGAAATATCAACAATGCCACATGGACCACTTATGCAGGAAATATCATAACTGGTTTCAGGAACAAAATAGGACTGTCGTACACAGATACGAAAAGCAATATCACAACATGGGCTTCAAACCTCAAAACGTGGTTCTCTGATAGTGGTTTTGGAGGCATCAATAGTTCTAAGTGGAGTACCTATGCAGAGAATATTATTTCCGGCTTCAAAACGAAAATCGGAAACAGTTATACGACTTGTAAGAGCAACATTACAACATGGGCTTCTAATGTAAAAACGTGGTTCACAAATACCTGTTCTTATGACAAGTGGTATGACATTGCAAAAAATGTGGTAGATGGTTTTAAGAACGGTATAGGAAATCTGTACTCTACCTGTAAGAACAACATTGAATCGTGGGGCAGCAGTATTATCTCATGGTTCAAAGACAAGCTGGATATTAACTCTCCGTCCAGAGTATTCAAACGATTAGGTGCATATTCCGTAGAGGGATATAACATCGGCGTAGAGAAAGAGGGAGAGAAAACAAAAGGAATTGTCACTTCCTGGGTAGATTCATTCGCTGATATGGACGTGAACCTCGGAACACGTCTGAAAATCAATGACAGTGCATTGAAAGAATACAGCAACAATTATGGAAGTGATTTCACGAATGAAGCAATCGTGCAGCGTGTGACAAGGGAGGTATCTACAAACGGAACCGTGCAGGCAACGCTTAATTCCGGCGGCGGTCTGAAAGAAGCTATCAAAGAGGCTCTGGATGATCTCGGAATAACAACCGCTGTGAGTGAGATTTCCAAGAACACCAAGACACAGGCTGATAAGAAAGAACAGACGATTGTTGAAATCGGTGGAAAGACAGTTACGGATGCAGTAACCACACAGCGCAATGCCAACGGTTACAGCTTCCAAGGAGCGTAAAGGAGGGATATGGAATGGCTTATATATCAGTAAATGGTTATGACTTTCCCCCTCCTAAACGTGGGGCAAAGCCAACTGTATCTACAATGGTGGATGCCGGAAGAAATGCCAACGGCACGGTCGTAGGGCAGAGAGTTGGGCGAGATCAGTACAAACTCGACACTCTGGAATGGCCGTGGCTGACGGCAGCAGAGTGGAGCCGGATGCTTACGGTGCTGAGTGCGTTTTTCGTATATGTCACTTTTCCGGATCCGGTCACTATGAAAAAAATAACAATAAAGATGTACCCCGGAGATAGGACGGCAGAACCATATTGGATTGATACAGACGGAAATCCAATTACCTATCAGAGTTGCAAAGTAAACCTTATTGATTGTGGAGAGTGATGGTGTATGCAGAAAGTATCAAATGAATACAAGGCAAGCATGAAAAGCTCTCTGAGAGAGCGGTCATACATGATGATTTCATTCGGTCTGGTAAATCAGGAGGCACAGGCCAACGCAACTGTCATGGGAAATAATTTTGCCTATTACTCGAAGCAGACCGGCTTATTCGGTCAGCGAAAAGAGGACACTGTATATGCCACGCTCGAACATGATTTCACAAAGGTTGACGGATCCATGTATTTTCTTCCAAGAGAGAATACATCCGGTAACTACTACGACACCGGTTTGATAAGCAAGCCTCTGATTCCGAAAAGTGGATATGAGCTACTTATCGAACTGAATGTTGTGGCAACAGACATTAAAGGTCTGACTATCAATTTTGGAGAGGTATACCCTACACGTTTTGATATTTTGACAAGTAGCGGTCAGCGAATAGAGATTACCGACAATGATATGTCAGAGTTCAGCACAGAACAGGTGTTGGAGAATACCACTTATATCAAATTCATCTTCTATGAGATGAAAAATCCATATTCCAGATTGAGAATATATTCAATCCAGTTAGGTTACGGCCTCGTGTACTATAACGAGGACATTATGGATTCTAAATTAGACAGTTACATATCCCCGATTTGTGAGGATGTTCCGCAAATAGATTTCATGGTTAAGTTGCAGAACTACGATCAGTATTTCAATGTTGACAATCCGAACTCTGCAATCAATTTTTTGGAGACAGGGCAGGAGATGTATGTCTGGTACGGTTATCAGTTGCCGAACTCAGACGCTATCGAATGGATAAGAGGGGCAAAGTTACAGTGTAGTGCATGGGAAAGCGATGATTACTCGGCAACGATAAGGTGTCAGGATCTTTTCAGAAACATGGATGAGGAATATTACAAAGGCTGCTATGCCCCGGCAGGAATCACATATTACCATGCAGCAGAATTGGTCTTTCAGGATGCCGGAATTGAGGAATACTACATTGATCCGTACCTCAAAAAGTCAACCACAAAAAACCCCATACCGAGGGTTAAGCACAAAGAGGCTTTGCAGATTATCGCTAATGCCTGCAGATGTGTTCTTTCACAGAACCGGTACGGCAGACCACAAATTAAATCCTCATTCGCACCGGAGTATGACATAACGTGCAACGGAGAGACAGAGTATTCCCATGTTCGGAATATAAAGAGTGAGACTGCAAAACAGGAGTACGCTTCATTTGCACACAACTACACCACTGTAAATGCAGAAATGTATTATCTCCCGGAGAACCAGAGTAAGGCAGATAAGTATACCGGATATATTTCATTACAGCAGTCCAATAAGGATTGCCTATTTGAAGAAAATCCGATTATCTACATAACTCAGGAAACCGCCTGTATGTACTATGGTTTGCAGTTAATGTTTGGTTCTACACTGCCTGACGGAATTATATTCAGGACTTTCAATGACGGCAAAAAGGTGGATGAGTATGAGGTAAATTCGGACATTACAAAGAGGCTGATAGTACAACACGATTTTGATGATTTTGATTTGATGGAGATTGAGTTCACAAAGACAAAAGAACCATTCAACCGCATAGTCGTTGATTACTTCTCATTTGGCGATATAACGGATTTTACAATGGAAAGGCAGGATATGACCTCTTCTCCAAAATCAATCAAACAGGAGCTTGTCAAGGCAGTCAGAGTGCCATGCTATTCCTATCAGAAAGGAACTGCGGAAGAAACTCTTATTAGTGAAGAGACGGAGGCAGTAAAGGGAGATATTCAGACGTATTATCTCGGAGATCCGACTTATGGATGCAGAGCTACGTTCAATTCCTCGGCATCAAACGTCAGCATCATAGAAAGTGGAGATTATTATGTGACAGTTAAGTTTCTGATTACTGGCAAGTACCAGTTTGAAATTATAGGACACAGATACAACATTGTTGAGCAGTATGCCGTAAAAACGCTCAATAGCAGAGGAAAGACCATAACATGGAAAAATCCTTTGGTAAGCGATATGGAAACGGCAAACCACTTGGCATACTGGCTTGGGGATTATTACAACGCCGGTATTGAGTACGAATACAATACCCGTGGAAATCCAGAGATTGATGCGAACGACATTGTTTATCAGGAGAACGCATACCGCCCTGGATTAAAGGTCAATATCTATCGCCACATTGTTAATTTCTCACAGAGTTTATCTGGAAAGGTAATTGCCCGTAGGGTATCGGAAAAATAAGAACAGAAAGGAAGAGGAAAATGAATGGCTATTAAATCCGTACAGGCTATCGTAAATGGTGTGACTACCACACTCACATACGACAGCGCATCAAAGACTTACAAGGCTACACTTACCGCTCCGGCAAAGTCCTCATACAATCAGTCAGGACATTATTACGGAGTACAGATCATCGCCAAGGATGAGGCCGGCAACACGACTACCGTAAACCAGTCGGATGCCACACTCGGAAGCAAGCTGAGGCTTACGGTAAAAGAGAAAACCGCACCGGTTATCACAATCTCTTCTCCGACAGCATCACAGTTACTTACGAGCAATCAGCCGACAATTTCATTCACAGTCACAGATGATGATTCTGGTGTCAATCCAGATACAATCAAACTGCTTATTGATGGTTCTGAAATATCTGGAATCACAAAGACAAAGACAACGTCCGGTTATTCATGCAGTTATAAACCGTCCACAGCACTTTCAGACGGTTCACACACCGTTGTTGTAAAAGCATCCGACTATGACGGCAATGCAGCTACTCAAAAGAGTGTTTCATTCAAGATCGATACTGTACCGCCTGAGTTATCAGTTACAAGTCCGGTAAACAAACTCGTCACGAATAAAACCACAGTAACGGTAGCCGGAACTACCAACGATGCAACATCAAGTCCGGTTACGCTGACAATCAACGGCAGTGCAGTAACTGTATATGACGATGGTACTTTCTCAAAGGATATAACCCTGAAAGATGGCTCAAACACCATTACCGTTGTAGCAAAGGACGGAGCCGGAAGAACCACGACCGTCACAAGAACAGTAACCCTCGATACAAAAGCACCGGTTATCTCAGATGTTTCATTGGCACCGAACCCGGCGGATGTCGGAGCAACCTATGTAATTTCTGTTTCGGTAACAGATTAGGCGGTGCGGCATGGCAGCTAACATATTGGTAAGGGACGTTACGATAAGTCCAAACCCCGTGCAGGCAAAGGGGAAATACACAATCTCAGTTTCCATTGAGGAACTGAAAGGCGTTGCATTTGTCGGCAATTATGTTGGCTCCTATGTCAATATATCAGACAAGGAAATTCCTGATAAATTGCCACTGGCATACGTTGGCAATTACACCAAAGGATAGGAGGCGATGAATAATGGCTGATATAGCAAATGTCACAGGAACACTTGACGATAAAGAACTGAATTTTCAGCACTCTATCGGAACCGTATATAAAGCCTCCGCAAGCATAGATGGTTCGGAAAAGGATCATGTAGCCGTATTGACGGCAACGGATTCTGCCGGGAATAGTACAACGGAAACAATGGTTATTTCTATCTCGGGTTCCTGGACCACTCCAAAAACAGATTGGTACGGTTACACAGACGATGATGGGATTTATCACGGAGACCGGTTCAACACGGAGGATTTCAACCGGATAAAGAACAACCTCGCATATCTCAGAGAGATAGCCGTGGCAATGTACCAGGAGTTTTCCATAAATGATCTGGGAGACGATAGGAGCAAAGACCAGTATTTTTATGCGGATGAGATAAATCAGTTGGAAGAAAACATTAAGCTCATAGCTGAAAACACATTTAAGCCGGACATAGGGGAGAACCCCTTATACACAGCGAATGGAAAGATTTTTGATTTCAACGAACTCAACCGCATTGAAAGCCTAATTTTGGATTTATTCAATCAGTTATTAAACCAATACAGAGGTCGGCAGATGCTTACCTTTAACTTTGGCATAAGGAGGGAGGCGTTCTAAGTGGCGTGGAAACGATTAAAGACAGACTACAAGGATGCCGTATGGTCCGGTCTGCGGAAGTTCATACCTATTGATAATGGAGACGGCAGTTATTCCGTAAAAGATGTGACCCAGTACACAGTGTACGATGAATCGTTTTTCGGTGCGTATGATGCCAACCGCATCAATACAGCCGTCAACGCAATCATGGCAGCATTGGAAAACGGAACAGATTTGTATGAGGTATTCACAGAGTTTTTTGAGAACCAGAAAGTTGAGTTTGACAAGAGAGCAAATCTGGATCTCGACTCATTCAATATCTTTCTCGACAATTTGCAGGCAACGGCAAATGCGGATGTTGTGCAGTTAAAGAAAGACTACACATCTGAAATGACAACGTTTGAGAACAATCAGGAAATATTGTTTAATCAATGGTTTTCAATGATTAAAGATCAGTTGTCAGCGGATGCAGCCGGAAAATTACAGAATGAAATCAACGATGTGGAAACCCACATCAGAAACCTTGCAGTGAAGATACATTTCAACGATACCGTTGGAACTGCTGCTGCAATAACTGTACAAAATGTAACATCCGGTAACAAATATACTGTTACAGATTATACTCAGCCTTTGTATCTCACAGAGGCAGGAGAGTACACAATAAGCATTGCGAATGACAACTATATAGTTTCCCCAAAAACATTTTCTATCAGCAATGCGGATCTTATGACACATAAGACTTTCAGAATCATGGACGGCAACGGATTGGCGTTTGTCGATGGTTTTGTAGGAGCCTATGTAAATAAATAACGGAGGTAGACAAAATGAGAGATTTCCCTAAGAGACTTGCAACCGCCGAGGACATTAGAAATTGTAAATCCTTGGTGGATGATGGCGCATTTGCAGCAAAAGACCTGTTGGAAGCCATCGAAGATCTTGAAAACATGAATTATCTTCACTGCCCTATCCTTGCGGTAGGAGAGGATAAGAAAACAGTAACTATCAACTATTGTGCAGAGGCAAAGGCCGGAACAAAGGCAATCGTTGGCAACAAGACTGTGAATATCACGAATGTTACCCACGAAGAGGGAGAACCGGATGAGCACACTGGAGATACCCAGTTGGAAACAACCATTATCTCCACTTCCGCTATGGTTTCTACCGAAGCCACGGAAATTGCAGTTACCGCACCTTACACAATTTATGACAGTCTCGGCATGACAGCCGAAGAACTGAATCAGATCAAGGAGGAATTGGCTAATGAGTAAATTCTACGGTTATGATGAGGCAATGGAGAATGATATTGCAAAGATAACCACTCCAAAACTTGCTCTCATGTCTGATGTGGTGGCATCAGACAAGAAATTCATCCGCATGGAGAACGGAGCACTTACTGTAATCGCCGGAGTTCTGATTGCAGTAGGAAATTCTGTTTTTAAGACAGAAAAGACCACTCTTACAGCAAGCAATTTGGACGGAACAGCAACTAAGTTTGAGGTGGGAAAGGACTATTGCATTTATATCTGTGATCCTACCGGTGGAGATGCCACGAACTTTGCTGCAGAACAGTATCGTATTTCCCTTAATACGACATATCCAAACGGTTATACGGCAGTTACATCAAGAAAAATCGGTGGCTTCCATTACGGCGTAGTCAGAAAAACAAATAGTTCCGGTATTCCAATCAGCGCATCAGGCGCGGCATTAGGAAGTGGATGGGAAACAAACGTAACAGAGGGGATCGTTCCTAACTCTGTATGGACTCTTCTCCACAGGCCTACTTGCGATCCTACCGGAATGGTTTATATCGGACCGTTCTGGGGAGACATATATCTTTCATCCGACAATGGCGCCAGTGGTTTGCAGAGCAAAAAGGGTGCTGTGCCGATTACTGGAACAGAGGGATTAAACTGGTATATCGCCAACGAGAGAGCTATGAGAGTAGGCAAGAGACTTCCTACCTACGCTGAGTTCTGTAAGGGCGCATACGGATCTCCGCAGGGAGCGGACGGCAACAACACTTACGCATGGTCCGCAACTTCCAATACAGCAAGAACCACTTGCGGAAATGTTAAGAACGCAGTTTCTGCAACGAACGTTCGAGACCTTGTTGGAAACGTATGGAAGTGGCTTGATGAGTTCATTCACGACCCTACCGGATCAGCATGGAACTGGTATGACGTTATGAGCGGTCAGAAAGTTGGCCAGCTTTACATGGCCAACAACACTGGCTTGCACGCGCTCCTTGGCGGTGGCTACTGGAACGACGGGGTTCGCGGTGGTTCGCGGGCT